GCCAAGGAAAATTTGCCGCCGACCACGCCGGCTACCGGCCGATCAGGCCACCTGACCACAAACTCATGCGCACCTGCTGGGTCCGTTTCCATGAGCAGAAGTGGGTCAATTCTCGTGAGCGCTGAGGCTGGACCGGTGCCGCCTGCGGCTCATTGCTGATAAGAGCGGGCCTTGGGAGGTTCCTTACGACCCGTCCGAGCCGAATGCGCCGCGCCCGCCGGTGCTCGTCCGCGAGCAACTTCAGATTGGTCATCTTGCGCAGCAGGCCCACGCGAGGCTGCCGCGGGCGGATAGGCTGCGGGTCGAGGTGCAGTGCCTGCGCCGCCTTCGAAATACCATTTGCCACGACGAGGTGTTGGGCGCGCCCGACGTCGGAACGCTGATCCGGCTGGCCCCCTGATGCAAACCCCTGGCGGGCATGCCGCGTGGCGCTGTCCCGATCTGGCTAGCTGCCAACCTTGCCAGTTCGCGGAACATCGTAGGTTTTGACTTGCCAATTCATCCCCCGCGGCTCGTGGCAACACAGCACTTCTCGTTCCTTCGGTCATCATACGCACCTACTGGGGTCACAGCCGTTCCTGGATTCGGAAACTACGCGACCACGCCACCGGGCTGTCCTGCGTGGTCGCTGCATCCTCCCCCGCCACAGCAACTGCGCCCCACACCGCCCGTGCGTTCAATTCATCGCGAGGCAAACCCACATCCGGCACCCACAGCGCCTCGCCGGCGGCGCCGAGCGCTGCCAGCATGCGTCGGTGCTCACCGCGGACCTCGGCGGTGGTCAGCAACGGCAGGCTGAACCGGACGACGCGCGGGTTCGCCAGCGCCGGCACCGGGAACTCGGCGCCGGTCAGCGAATTGCGGTCGCGGCGGTCGAGAACCGCGCGGCCTTCCTGCAAGCCGTAGGCGGGTCCGTGCGCCAGTCGCCACAGCGACCCTGCCACCAGCCGGCCGATGTCGATCGAGCTGAGGCCGGCGACCGCCACGTCGACCTGGAGGTAGCGTCCGGTCACAGCCGATGTCACCATCACCACGTTGCCGCCGCAGCCGGCGTCGGTCGCGGCATCGACCGCCCCGGTATCCAGCACGATGCCCGCCGATCCCAGGCCGGGCGCCGGCGTCGCGGCACCCATCGCCACCCGCCAGCGCACGGTGGCGCCGGCGACCAGGTTGGTCGAGATCAGCGCCGCCGCCTCGATGGTGGTGTCGACCCCGAAGTCGACCAGGATGGCGGCCGTCGTGCCGAGCCATCGCGCCCGGTGTCGTGGCTGCGGGTCCAGCAGGTTGCCCACCGGCATCGTCGCCACCGGCGTCCCGCCGACCGACACCAGCGACGCCGCCCCGGCAACGCGGTCATCCCACAGGAAGGCGCAGCCCATGGCTCAGGCCCCCGGCAATGTGCAGATCGTCATGGTCAGCCGCCGCGCGGCCAGCGATTCGCGCCAGGCGACCACCACACCCTTCACGCCGGCCTCCAGCCCGTAGCCGGGGAATGTGATGGTGGCGATGTCGCCGCACTCGATCTGGCCCAAGAAGCGATCGGTCCTGACCTCGAAGATGCGCGGGCCGGTCTCCAGCCAGTCGAGCCACTTCCGCGCCCGGGCGGCAGCCTCCGATTCGTTCCAGTAGAGGCCGGCGAAGCGCAGGTCGCGCGGCTGCGCGACGCGCGCCGTCAGCACAGCCGACTCAACGCGGGCGGGGCCGGAGCTGTCGTTGACCAGCTGCTGGCGCGCGTCGCCGGCGACGGAGCCGGCGAGGTCGGAGAGCGGCTTCCAGTTGCGTCGCCAGGCGATGGCGACGGCGCGCGGCAGCGGGCGCAACCCGGCCGGCATCGGCACCGGATGCAGGTCGATCATCCACTCCGGTTGCAGATCGATCTGGGTGGCGTCGGCCACGAGCGGATCGAACAGCCGCAGCAGGCCGTTGCGGTTGCCGCAAAGCACCGCGCCGCTGCCGGCGACGATCTCCTGGGCGGCCTCGGAGGCGGAGAGGTCGGCGGTGCCGCGATACCAGCCGACCACGCCGGGGAGGTCATACTCGGCATAGTCCCAGGCGGTGACGTGCAGATCGGCGGCCGACAGCTTCGGCCCGAGTGACAGCAGCAGGCGCCGGAGGATGCCGCCGGTGCTGTCGGCATAGCCGCCGACGCTGTCGCCGCGCACGTCCGCCGTCACCGCACCGTCCGGCGAACTGCCCAACTGGAACATGCCCAGCGCCGGGTAGTCACGGGCCTGGCCAACGCTCGGCCGAGTGCCGGTCACCATTTCCTGGGCGACGCCGCGGATGCGCACCACATCGTGGGCGACGATCGCCCGCCAGTGGCTCTGGTAGGTCGGCAGCGTGCCGTCGCCGAGGTCGATGTTGCCGAGGGCGATCGGTTCGATGTTGAAGACCTGGCCGAGGCAGACCGGACGCGGCGCGTCCTTGAGCGCCAGCGGGCCTTCCAGGCCGCCGGTGCCGGCATAGCGGCTGGCCTGCAGCGGGGTGGCCAGGCGCTCGGCCACATCGACCGCGGAGACGGTGGCGGTGTGCAGCTTCGACGCGGAGATGGCGCGCACGTGGCCAGTCCAGCCGATCGGGAAGTCGGCCAGCGACGCCTCGGGATTGCCGGCCGTCAGCACCGCACCGGAGTCGAAGGCGGTCAGCACGGCGCCGTCGGCGCCGAGCAGCACCGGGCAGGACGGCAGCGCGTCGGCGGCGCGGATGGTGACGCTGCGCCCGTCGGCGGTGCCGTAGCGGACGGCGTCGGACAGTGCCTGGTCCTGGTTGAAGAGTTCGAAGTCGACGACGGTCAGCGCCACCAGCCCGCCGACGCCGACCGCGTCGATGGCGCTCTGCGACATGTCGATATCGCCGAGCATGCGCGCCTGCCACAGCACCGAGGCCGGCTCGTCATGGACACCGCTGGCCCAGCCCATGTTGGCGACGCGGAAGACCCGGACGGGATCGGACGGGGCCGTGCCGTGCACCTCCATGTCGACCAGCATGACCGCCGGTTGCGGCTGCTCGCCGGCGACGCGCGGCTGGCGCGGCTGCACGTAGGCCTGGCAGAATTCCGGCGGCAGCACCGCCGCGGCGATCTCGGTCGATGCGCGCCAGAGGTCGGTCATGCGAGTCCCCATTTGCGCAGCAGCGCCGCTTCGATCGCGGCGATGTCGGCGGCGTTGAAGTGCGTGCACACGACCAGGTCGCCGAGGTCGACGGTGCTGGACCAGCTGTCGCCGCCGAGCACCGTCATCTGCGACACCGCCCAGGAGGCCGGCGACCAGGTCTTGCGCGCGGTCTCGGCGCCGTTGCGGCGGATGATGGCGTCGGTGCCGGTCCAGCCGATCGTCATCACGTAGGGGGTGTAGGGCGTGAACAGGCCGGCGGACTCGCCGATGTTCGGCCCCTTCAGGTAGAGCGCCGCGGTGGTGATGAAGCCGTCCGGGTCGGTGTCCTCGAAGCTCGGGCCGGTCGGGCGCGCCTTGGTGGTCAGCAGCAGGACCGGGTTCGACCCGGGCGTCTCGAAGGCGAAAATGCGCTCGAAGGAGGAGACGGCGAGGCCCCAGCGGAACACGAAGGTAGCCGACCAGCCCGCGCCGATGGCGCCGACGATTGCCGAGTCCGTGCAGGCCAGCCACTCGTTCTCGAAGGCGCGGAGCATGCCGTGCGGGCCGCGGACGTTGGGGATGAAGACCGGGCGGTTGTCTTTGGTGGGATCAGCGACGTTCTTGGCCGGCTGCACCAGCTTCCGCCCGGCGATCTTGTCGGTGACCTGCCCGGCCTGGCCGGTGATCAGGCCGGTCGCCGTGTTCGGCAGATCGTCCATGCGTGTCCAGTCCGAGCAGTCCCACCATGCCGCGGGGTTGCCCGGCATGGCGGCGATCGGGCTGGCGTAGATCACCGGCGCGTGGCCGATCGTGTCCGCCATCTCCCCGCGATTGACACGCGCGTTCGGACTGGAGGAAGCGCCCATCTGCGCCACCGCGGCGGCGAGCCGGGCCAGGTAGTAGGGCGGCCCGCCGGCGGCGGCGTCCGCGATCGTCTGCCGCGCCACGCCGAGGCTGCCGGCGAAGCTGCCGCGCTGCATCCACCGGTGCCAGTCGTCCCACAGCGCCTGCTCGATATCCTGGCCCACGTCGCGCACGTGCACGCCGGAGGGCTGATAGAAGAACCAGTTCGGCGGCTGCCTGATGAAGGCGAAGTACTCGTCAAGGCGCGGCGCATCGGTCGCGCTGTCCCACGACCATGGCAGCGTGGACCGAATCAGCGGACCAACGATGGCGTCGTTGTAGGGCATGGTGCCGAACTGCGGCCACAGCAGGTCGCCGACCGGCGGCGACGGCTGGCCCGGCGGCAGTTCCCCGGTCGGGTCCGGCAGGCCCGAGCCGTCGAAGTTTGCGTAGCCGATATTGGCGCAGAACACCGGCGCGCCGGTGCCCATGGCGGTCGAGAGCAGCGCGCGGAAGTCACCGGCCACCGGCGAGGACAGCGGGCCGCTCGGGCCAATCACGTAAGGGTTGGTCGGCCACGGGCCGTTGTGGATGCAGTCGTTCGGCCCAGGATCGACCATCACCGCCGAGTGCTGGATGCCCAGCGCCTGCGCGAGTGCAATTGCCGGTTGCATCGCCCCGGTGCGGATGGTCGCGAAGGTGTGGCCGGAGGCGCCATAGTTCAGAAACACCGGGTCGGCGTCGGGGTCGGCGAACTGCCGGCAGCGCTTGCGCAGGATGAGCGGGTTGGCGTTCAGCACGGTGATCGACATGCCGAAGATGGCGCGGAAGTCGGTGCCACCGGCGGCGCCGAGGTCGAACACGGCGAGGTTGACGGCGAGGCGGATCTTGCTCGGCGCATAGTCGGGCGGCCCGCCGGTGCCGCCGTTCACGCAGTGCATCCGCACCCAGCGCGCGCGGCCCGGCGCGATGCGCACCAGCTGGGTGCGGCGGTTCTTGTGCGAGGAATCCTCGACCGCGAGGTCGCTCGGATACCAGGCGGTGTGCGGCACCACCGTCCATGTGCCGCTGCCGGCGCTGCCGTCGATGGAGTCGAAGCTCTGGAATACGGTGATGGTCCAGTCGCGGCAGAGGTCCGGCACGTAGCAGAGCATCGCACCGGCCGGACCGACCGCACTGATGCACAGCGCGATGTCGCGCGATCCGCCGCCTGTGTCGACGTGCTCGGTTTCGGTCTCGGTGGACTGGATGGTGACCAGCGGCCAGGTCTTGTCGGTGGCGCTGGCGACGAGGCGCGCGGCAAGAGTCGCAGGCGAAACCTGGGCATCATACCAGGCGCCGTCCGTGGTCACGCGCGCGGCGGTGATCGGCAACCGCCAGTTGGTGTTGGGCCGGCCCGGCCACGCCGGCAGCAGCGAGCGGGCATAGACCGGCAGGCCGCCGCTCAACAGCAGCGGGCCGCCGGGACGGATGCGCAGGAAGCTGGTCATGTGCGGAATGCCAGGGCAGGAGACGCAGCGCCATCGATGGCAACGACCGTTCCGAAGCTCGCCGGCAGCGTGCCGGTGAACGTTGTGTTGGTCGCCGAGTACACGCCCGTGTTGCCATAGGTTGTCGAGAACACAGAAGTTTGGTCAGGAAACCCGATGAACTGGTCTCCAAGAAACTGATCGACCGCGGATGCATAGGCAGTCAGGATGAAGGCTTGGTTCGCCTGCATCGCCAGCCATACCAGGCCGGCGGGAATCGTGGTCCCCGGCACGCCGCCCGGCTGGATGTTGATCGCGCCGGTGGCGTTGGCGGCGACCGATGTGCTGCCTCCGACGAGCAGGGCGTCGCCGGCCTGGCCGATCTCAGTGTAGACGCCGAACAGCACCGTGCCGGCCGAGGCGATCGCGGTGGCGATGCGCGCGCCGATGTAGTGGACCAACGTGTCCGCGTGCAGGAAGAAGGGCAGCGCGTAGAGCCGCCCCGCCGTCAGGGTCGCCGTGCCGGATAGCGGGCCGGGCGGGCGGAACCAGCGCCCTGCGGCACGCACAGAGGGGCCTGTGCCGTCGCCGCCCGACACGTCGCCCCTGGTCAGCTGCCGCCACGTGGGCGCGCCGGCGGCGCCGGACGGGGCAGCGAACACGGTACGCTTCGCCTGGCTCGGGAAGGCAATGGCGGACGCGCCCGACAGGTCGACCGTCGCGCTGCTGCCGACGGCGAGCGTGCCGCTGTTCCCGACCCACAGATGCGAGACGTGGGCCGGCGCCGGATTGACTTGCCCAAGCTCGCCGACCAGCCCGTTCGGGAAGGCGCTGGAATAGTCGAACGCCACCGCGTTGCCGATCAGCCCGAAGCCGGCGCCCAGCAGGATGGTGCCGGTCGCCGTGGCGGTCCCTTTCTGCACCGCCGCGACCCCGATGTAAGCGCCGGTCGAATTCGACAGCGTGCCGTCCGCCGACAACGCCAGGCCTACGCCGATAGTGGCCGGCACGATGCTGCCCGCGGCATTGGCGAACAGCAGCCCCGGCGGCGCAACGGTGCCGGCCACGTCAAGCGTCTCGTTGGAGAGCATGAAGGTGCCGCCAAGCGCGCTGACGCGGTCGGCGTGCCACTTGATCGAGGGGTTGGCGTCGATGTCCTGCGGCACCCACGCTGCACCATTGAACTGCAGCACGTTGCCCGTGGTCGGGAGCCCGCTCACGGTCAGCGGCACGTAGCCGAGCGCGCCGGAGATGTCCGACGAGGAGATGCGACGGTTTGACATCAGATCCCCGCATAGAGCGCGATGTTGCAGATCACGGCCGGTGGCATGTTCTGCGACCCGCCGCCGCCGGCGGCCTGGATGGTCAGGTCGATCGAGGCGGAGGCGATCGAGACGGACACGGTCTGCGGATAGACCACGGCTCCGGTGAAGCTGATATTCTGGCCACCGCCATTGCCATACCCGCCGCCGCCGACGTTGAACGGATGCGTCGCGTCAGTGCCGTGGTCGTGCGGCGAGGTGGACGCGCCATGGGAGTGCGGGTCCTCGTTGACGCCGTGGCTGTGGGACTGGAGGAACTCGCTCCCGCCCGCCGCGCCGAGCACAGCGTTGACGCCCCACCCGCCGGGCGTCAGCCGGCCGGCGGCGATGCCGCCGAGAGTGTCGGCGCCGAACAGCGCCCGGCCGCGGCAGTCGGGAACATTGAAGGTGGTGCCGCCGTCGCCGCCACCGTAGGTGGTGCCGATCATCGCGAAGAGGGCGGCGTAGTAGCTCCGCGAGACGGCCTGGCCGGCGGCCCACAGGCAGCGCGGCGGCGCGGTTGTGCCGGCAAAGTGGAAGAGCTCGCCAACGAACTTCGTGGTCTCGCCGAACGCTGCCCAGGCGGCGCCGACGCGCAGGATCTCGGCCGACTGCCCGGGCCACAAGGTCAGCGTCTGCGCGCCATTGATCGGGTCGGTGCCGGCCGGGTCGATGACGAGCATGGCCGTGCCGGCATTGCGCACCAGATAGCCGAGTCCCTCCGGCATGGCGCCGATTGCCGGCAGGGACATCGTTGCCGCGTTGCTGCCGGTCCAGACCATTGCGTTGCCGGCATCGATGACCCCGAGGGCCATGGTGCCGGAGCCGGTGACGACGCCGCGCTGCGACGGGTCGATCCAGGCGAACACGTCCGAGGCGCCGACCGGCAGGTCGACCAGGTTGCCGCCGTTCGACGACGCCATCACCACCGCGCGTTGCAGCGCGCCTGGGAAGCCGCCGTCGAAGTCGCCGAAGCCAAGCTCGTAGAAGCCGGCACCCTGGATGACGTAGGGGACGCGCCGGGCGGCGTTGCCGAACGTTTGCTGGAAGCCGCGCCGGTCGGTGCTCGGCGCGTTCAGCGCCAGCGGCCCGGTGCCGGGCGTGCTGGTGGTCTGGTGGCAACGCCAGGAGAGGATCGGCATGATGTATGCTCCGTCAGGCAACTTTGCGGGCGATCAGCGCCTCGATGCTCGACGCAAGGCGGCGGATTTCGGTGAGCGTCGCCGAGGCGACATCGACCTGCTGCTGGCCGTAACGAGCAAACGTGTCGCGCAGGGCGTCGGTGCCATCGACCTGCGCCTGCAACAGCGAGCCGAGGCCGGCGGTATCGCCGCCCTTGGTCGAGACCACCGAGGCCACCTCGGCGACCAGCGCGGCGTAGCGTTCCGAGGTGCCGAGAAAGTCCCGCGCCACCGGCAGCACCTGCTGGGCGATGGCGGTGTAGTCCGACAGCGCGCCGCCGGCGTCGAGCGTGTGGCGCGCGTCGTTCAGCAGCGACAGGCCGGCGAAGTATTGCTGCTCGGGCGCCAGCGCCGATTGCGAGCCGATGGTCAGGTTGGTCAGCAGGCTGCGCGTGGCGGATTGGTTCTCCGCCTGGTTGCGCTGCTCGATGGCATCGCGTTCGGCCTTCAGCACGTCGTTGAGCTTGCCGGTGATCGAGGCATAGTCTGCCGTTGCCTTGTAGGCATCGCCGAAGGCGTCGGTCAGCTGCTTCGTGAGGGCCGTGCGCTCGGCGGTGGCGGCGATGTCGGCCTGTGCCAGGTCGGCTTCGGTGGTCTTGCCCTGCGCACGCAGCAGCCGGATGTCGTAGCCGGCCACGGTGTCGGACACCGCTTTCGCCGCGGCATCGCGGATAGCCTGGATCTGCTCGTCGCGCTTCTGCACCAGCGCGTCCTCGGCAAGGCCGTATTGCTTCGCCTGGGTGATGGCGTCACCGAAGGTCTTGTTCAGCGCGTCAATCTGTGTTTGCACCGTGCCGATGTTGACCGTGGTGGCGGTGAGCTTCTCGTAGGCGTCGTGCAGGTAGGTCAGCCCCGCGACGGCAGCGTCGTAATTGCCGCGCGTCGCGTCGAGCACCTTACTGACATTGCCGGCGGCATCGGTGAAGGCGCCGGTCAGCTGGTTCTTGAAGATCGTGACGATGCCGGCGATGTCGCCGACGCCGGTGGTGTAGCGGGTGGTTGCGCCATCCTGGGTCCAGTCCAGCTTGCTGCCATCACGGGTGCCAACCTGCAACGCGATGCTGGCCTGCGCCTTGCTGCCGGCCAGCGCTTCCAGCGTGGCGACCGCCTGCTGCATGGCGGACAGGGCGTTCTGCCGGCCACCCTGCGTCTCCGAGGTTTCCTTCGGCCCGCTGCTCTGCCAGACCGCGCCGGTTGCAAGGTCGTAGGTGCCGACCGCCGTGTGGTCGGAGGGCTTGGGCCCGAACAGGCTGCCGCCGGCGCCGCCGACCAGGCCGCCGATCAGCCCGCCGATGATCGTGCCGACACCGGGGATGATCGAGCCGATCGCCGCCCCGGCGGCTGCGCCGGCCCCGGCGCCGATGGACGCCTGCGTCGCATGCGCCGGGTTCAGCGCGCTGCCCAGCATGCTGCCGGCGCCGAAGCCGATGCCGACACCGCCGAGCATCCCGCCGATGGTTGCCCCCGGCATGGCCGACACGCCGGCGCTGCTGATCGCACCTTCCGCAATCATGCCATGCGCGCCGCTCGCCATCAGCCCGGCGACCGCATCGGTGCCGGCCACCGTCGTGCCGCCCCACAGCGTCGTGCCCATCAGGCCGGACAGGCCAAGGCCGTCGCCAAGCGAGCCGGACAGATCGTAGCCGAACAGCTTCGTGCCGCTGCTGCCCAGGTTGAATAGGTCGCCAAGGCTGGACAGCACGCCGCCGCTGCCGCTGCTGGACGAACCGAGCAACCCGGACATGTCCGACAGCGTGGTGCGGTTGCCGCCGACCAGGCTGTTGAGCAGCGGATTGATCAGCGCCAGCTTGGCGACTTCCTGCAGCACGGAAGTCAGCACCGCGCGCAGCACGTTGCCCCATCTCACCACCGAGCCGGTGGCGAAGGCATCCGTGATGGCGCTGCCGACCTGATCGAACACCTGCGTCGCCAAATTGCCGACCTCGGTGATGACCGTCTTCTGCCGGGTGAGTTCGGCGTTGGCGGCGGCGACCTCGCCGGCCAGCGACACGTCGCGCGCGCCACGCCCCGTGTTCGGATCGCCACCGCCGGCGAGGACACGCTGCCGCTCCTTCAGCACCGCCAGTTCACGCTCGCGCTCCTCGACGCTGGCCGACAGCAGCCCCTGCTCGGCGCGGATGTATTCCAGCTGGTCCTGTTGGCTCTGGATGTTCTGCGCCTCGCGTACCTGCTCCTGCGCCTGGGCGAGCGCGGTGTATTCGTCGGTCAGCTTGGCTATTTGCGCGGCGCTGGCCTCGTGGCCCTCCTGCGCCAGCTTGCGTGCCTCCTTCTCCGCCTTGTCGGCGGCGGTGGCGCGCTGCGCGGCGGCGGTGCCCTGTTCGGTCGCATCGGCGAGCCGCAGCTGTGCCGCGACCTCGCCGGCCGCATCGGCGATGTAGAATTCGATGGTGCGGGCGTGGTCTTTCGTGGCGGTGGTCTGGTTGGCCAGGGCGGCGGTCACGCGGGTGCGGATCAGTTCCTCCCGCGCCGCGCCGGTGAGTCCCTTCTCGGCCGCTTCCTGCTCGGCCAGCAGCGTGGCGCGCAGTTTTGTCCGTTCGCTCTCCTGCGCCTTCGAGACCTCGATGCTGATCCGGTCCGCCGCGGTCAGGTCCTGCACCAGCTTGAGCTGGCGCTGCTGGTCCGAGAGGCTGACGCCGGCGACGCTGTCGGCAGAGTTCCAGACATCGTAGGACGGAAGTGAAGCTGCGCCAGCCGACGCTGTGGCATCGGCCGGCGCAACGGAGCGCGGCACCAGCATGCGCGCGAGCACGCCGGCCTGGCCAGGAATGACCTCTGCGATGGAGGCAAGGCGTACATTCGACGCCGCCGTGACTGCGGATGAAGCCGCATTCAGCGCCTTCTCGGCGGCGCTGGTCAGCTGCCCCAGCAGCCAGCGGATATTCGGGTCATTGGCGATGGTGTCGGTGAAACCGCGCCAGGCCGTGGACAGACGCCGCATCGCCTGCTCGAACGGGCCGGCCATCGACTCGTCCATGCCCTCGATGCGACGCTTCAGGGCGGCGAACTCGGCGTCCAGCGCGCCGGCCCGGTCGCCATGCTCCAGCATGGTCCTGATCGCGTCGCGCTCGGTGACGGTCAGGAAGTTCAGCGCGTCGTCGAGTTGCTTCACCCCGGCATAGCTGCCGCTGAACGCGGCGGCCAGTTTGTCGGCGGCGGCGGAGGCGTCACTGGCCAGCGCCACCGCCGCGTCCGGCGCCAGCGACGAGACACGGGCGATGTTGGTGTCCGAGACGCCCGAATTGCGGGCGAACTTGCCGATGACCGACGTTGCATCGGCCTCGGATAGCCCCTTGTCCTGCAGCGCGCGGACGTAGCTGCGCAGGCTGCCAGTGGCGATCTCCGCATCGCGCCCGACCGCGCGCAGCGTGTTGGAGAGGAGTGTGTTCTCCTTGTCGAAGCTGGTCACTGCCGATACGGCGACGCCGGCCGCCGCGGCGAGCACGCCCAGGCCGATGCCAACCGGCCCAAGCGAGCCGACAACACTGACCAGGGCACCGCCCAGCCCGGTGAACGCGCTGGCCACCGTCGCCGTGCCGCGCGACGCGGCCGCGCCGGCCACCGCCGCCGCGCCATAGGCGGTCGCCGCCGCCTGCAACGAGTCGGTCAGGTCGCCGCTGGTCTTCGCCGCCTCGGCGCTGGCATCGCCATGGTCGCGCAGCGTGGCCTCGGCCGCCGACGCCGCCGCGCCCTGCTGGCCCAGGCCGGCCCGCAGCCGCGCCAGTGCTTGTTCCGAGCCCGACAGCGACCGCGACAAATCCTGCACGGCCCCGGACATGCCGGCGAGCGCCGGGCGTGCATCGGCGACCGCATCCTGCACGCGCCGCATGGCGGTGGCGCCGGCGGTGCCGATGCCTTCCAGCTGCCGGCGTACATCCTCGGCGCCGTCCGTCGACAGCCGGATCGAAATGGTGCGCGCGGCGCCGCTCATCAGGGTTTGGCCTCGTCTGCCAGGGCCGCGGTGATCCTGTCGCCGAGGATCGGCCCGGCCGCCTGCCGCACCGCTTCGATGTCGATGCGCTTGCCGGGATGCACGGCGTCGGTGAGGATGAAGGTCGGCACGAAGGGACGGCGCTCGCCCGGGAACAGTTGCTTCGACATGCGCCAGGCCATCTCGTCGCGCCGCAGCGTGCCGAAATCGACCGCGTCGCCGCCGCGCAGGCACCACAGCCGCACCGCCGGGTTCGACTTCGGGACGATCAGGAAGGTGCGGCCGCGCGCCCGCACCATGTCGCCGATGGAGACACGGGGATTTCCGTGGGCGTCCTGGTTGTTCGGCGTCGGAAACACCAGGTAGCGGCCGTGCCTGGCGACGATCTCCTGCGGGTCCACCAGGGCCAGCACCATTTTCGGCTTCTTCGGATAGATGAACCCCGCTGGTGCCAGCGTGCTGTTCTGCAAAGCGCTGCCCCCGGTTGGGAAGATGCGGACACCGAACAGGCTGTTGATGCCCTCCGCCGGGAGCGAACCAACCAACTGGGCGCGTATCTCTTCGTGCACGGCGTCCGTCGCTTCCGTCACGCCGCGGCGGAGGGCGATGGCAAGATCGGCCCTCGCCTGCCGCATCATCGCTTCGGCGTCGCCGATGATGGTGGAGCGGATGTCCATCACGCCGATCCCCGCAAGCGCCGCTGCTCGTCGTCCATCCGCGCATCGAGTCCGCCGAGCATGGCGAAGGCGTCGACGACCCAGGCGGCCTGGTCGGCAACGCCACCGGCATCCGGCCAGCACCCAATGCCGCCCATGCCGCCGCGGCAGGACGCCCACAGCCGCACGAAGTCGTGCCAGGGCGGTGGGACCACCAGCCGCGGGTTGGTCGCCCAGGGTTCCCCGCCGACCAGCCATTGCGTGAAGTCCGCGGGGGTCAGGCCGCCGGCGTAGGCGCCGGGCTCCCGGGCGACGGCGAGAGCCCCGCGGAGTTTTTTTCCGCATCCGCACCGGGATGCATCAGCACCGAGGCGCGCCAGCCGACCGCTTCCACCTCGTCGCCGGGCAGCAGGTCGAGCAGCTCCGCCGGTACCATGCCGCGCACGCGCGTGAAGGGTGGCAGGCCGGGTCCGTCCCAGCCGCGCAGGGCGTGGCGCGCCGCCACCCAGGGCAGCATGCCGAGGTAGCGCTGCCGGGCCGCCAGCATCTCGGCATAGGCCGGCACCGCGGCGCAGGCCGCCTCGATGGCACGAAGCCGCGCCTGCAACGCCGTGTCGTCCGGCGTTGCGCTGGCAGCATCAATCGCGGCAACCAGCTCATGCGCGTTGCCCGGCGCGATCTCGGCGACGGCGGCGCGCAGCGCTTCGAGCATCTGCTCGCGCGGCGGATACAGCCCGCCCTCGCGCGCCAGGTCGGCGCGGAAGGCCTGGCGCTCGCGAAACGTCAGCGGCGCGATCAGGTAGCTTCGCGGCGAACCCTCGGGAGAGAAATGCTCGGCGTCGCGGCGGGAGAACACAGGATCGGTCATGATTAGAAACTCGCCAGGAACAGCGCCGCATCGGCGCCTTCGCAGTTGAAGGCGATGTCGTGCTTGCCGAGGCCGTCGATGGCGCCGGGCTTGAACGACACTGCCTTGGCCAGCGGCGCGGTAACCAGGAAGCGGTTGCCCGCGCTGGCGCCAAGCATGGCCATCAGCGGCATCTGCGTCCCCTGCTTGAAGGCGGTGTACAGCGCCACCGAGCCGGTGGTGTTCATCAGCGGATCGATCGTGCCCTTGCTGGCGCGCGCGGTCGGGATCGCCGGGTCATAGCCCTCGGCCGCCTCCGGGTTGTCCGGCAGCACCACGGTGACGCCGGCGTCCAGGGTGAGCCGTCGGGACTGCGCCAGCGTGCGGTTCAGCTGGCAGCGCCCACCGACAAACCGCGGCGGGGTCTGCCGCACGATGCTGTTCCAGCCGGTCGGCATCGCCGCGGTGGTGAAGGCCAGCATCTGCGCGCGCAGGTCGAAGCTGAGATAGGCGATGCCGCCGGTCGACAGCTCCAGCGAAAAACTCCCCTGCGCCCCAGTGAACTTCCACACGAAGCCGTCGGCGAAGAAGTACAGCGTGCAGGTCTTGATCAGCGAGCCGTCCGAGGTTGGCGCATACAGCACGTTGATCGGCACCTGCGCCAATGTGCCGGTGCTGCCGGCGGTGGCCATGGTCTCACCGATGGTCGCGACGCGGGTGGCGCTGTAATCGGTGATGCCGGTGGTGAGCGTACGGTCGCCGCTCAGCAACAGCGGCATGCCGCGATAGGCCTGCGCAGTGCCGAGGAACGGGCTGACCAGGGTCAGCGACGTGGTGGTGCCGACGGTCGCCGCGGTCGGCGCGCCGACGGCAACGGCGGTGATCGTCTCCGTCATGGTGCAGCATTGCAGCAGCCTGCCCCATTCCGGCGCGGTGCCGGCACTGCCCGAGCCCCGCAGCGGCAACTTCAGCTGAATGCGCGGACGCAGCCCGCCGACGATGGAGGGTGCCTTGTCGAGCGAGCCGGTGAGCTCGGTGTTGTCGACGACGACCGGATCGAAGTCGACGGTGAAGTCGGATGCGATCCAGTCGCCGGCGGCGGGCGTGCCGCCGATGGCATCGGTGCCGGACACGGTCTCGATCTTCGCCGCCACCGCGGCGAAGTTCATGCGGACCAGGGTGATCGCCATGCGGGCGGGCCTCCGTCAGGATGTGAAGGGCTGGCCGGTTGGGGCAACCGCCAGCAGCGAGAAGCGGGCGACGAACGCGCCGGCCGGGCGGGCGGATTCGTCGGCGGCGTAGGTGCGGAAGCTGGCACTGTCCTCGGCGACGTCACTGATACCGCCTGCATCCGGCGTCCAGCCGGCCAGCGCCGTGATCACCGCGGCATGCAGGGCGGACACCGCCTGCTCGGCGCCGAGGTCGGTTGCGGCACCGGCATAGCCGACGACATCGAAGCCGATGGTGTAGTGGGTGGCACCGGGCTGCTGCGTGGTGTCGGCGGCCCAGTCGGTGCCGGTGACGATCAGCCGCGGCAGCGCCTCGGCATCGGTGTCGACCGGTGCGCGCCGGGCGCGCTCGACGGTGGCGCCCGGCACGGCACTGGCCAGCTGTGCAGCCACCGCAGCGAGCGCCGCCTCGCGGAGCGGGGTCACGGCTGCTCGCGCGGCCGGGTCCGCTCCTGCACCAGGATGGCGAGGCGCTCATCGATTCGTGCCAGCCGCTCGGCAATCGCGGTGAACTGCAGCAGCTAGCCGCTGTCGGAGTGTTCGAGCACCACCACGCGACGTTCGTGGTCGTCGAGACGGAAGGTCACGCCGGCCGCCCACCAGGCAACCCCGAGCGTCTGCAGCACGACCGCACCGATCAGCGCGATTGGCACACGGCGGTCGAGATGCCAGGTATTGTCCGGCGCCGGAGCGACCGGCTCCGCGGGCGCGATGTCCATGGAGGACCTCCATCAGGTTGGCACGAGGGTGAGCCGCCACGAGATGCCGATCGCGTCGCGGGCGGCGTCCTCGACGCGGTGCACGACGCTGCCGAGACGCAGCTCGTCGCCGCGCACCGGCGTGGCGTCGGTCGCGAGCAGCGTCGCGGTGATGCTGCCGGCGCGGGTGCCGAGACCGGCCAGTCCCGGCACCATGTCGTTGGGCGAGGTCAGCACCACCCGCACATCGATCCACGCGCCGGGCGGGCGGCGGTAGGCGGCGTCGCAGCCGATGTTGCCATCGGCATGCAGCGCCGCCATCGCTGCGGCGAACGCGCCGCTCATCAGGCCGGGGTGGCGGGCGCCGGTTCGGACGCGGCGGCCGTGTTGGCGGCGATCGCCGCCGCCAGCGTGCCGGCGCTGGCGTCCAGCGACGCGGCCAGCGCGGCGAGCTGGTCCTCGTCGTGGCTGGCGTCACGGATGTGCTGCGCCAGGCCGGTGATCAGCGCCACCGCGCTGTCGATGACGGTCTGGATGCGGGCGACCTTGTCGGCGAGGGTGTCGAGCGTGGACATGACGGATTCTCCTGGTGAGGTGGATGGTCAGGCGATGGCGCCGGTGTCGCGCAGCAGGATGCCGAGCAGCCCGGCGAGGCCGGTGCCGGCGAGCGTGACGTCCTGGACGAGGCCGGGATCGAGATGCAGGCCGAACCCGGCCAGCAGCGCGGCGAGCGCGGCATAGGTGCTGCCCTCGCCGAAACGGGCGATCAGGTAGGTCATCGATGGCTCCTTGGATTGTGCCGGCAGAACCCCGCCGGCGGGGGATCAGGCGATCGCGCCGAGGGCGCGATGCAGCTGCCAGCCGAACTCGAAATCCTCCTGCGAGGCCTCGTGTTCGGCGATCTCGATGTAGCGGCACGACTGCTGCGCGATGATCCCCCAGGCGGTAGTGTCACCATGGTCGTGCGCGTTGTCGCTGTAGGCTCCCTCGCGGCCGAACAGCGCAGCAATGCGCTGGTCCCAGATGTCCATCACGTGCCCACCGGCGGCACGCGCACCAGCGTTACCCGCACCGTGGCGTCCGCGGCGAGCGCCGCCGCGGTGGCGAGGCCGACCTGGTAGTTGCCGGTGAGCGTGGTGGTGATGCGCCGGTTGGTGTTGTCCCAGAACACCCGGCTGCCAGCGGTGATCGCCAGCGCCGGTTCCTTGGTGAGGTCGAACACGCCCTCGGTGGCCGCCTCGACGACCGCGTTCTGCGCGCCATCGAAGGCAGCAACACCGAACATCGCGCCGACCAGCAGCCCCTGGCCGGCGGTGACGCCGCCGGCATAGGGCACCGCCATGCCGAGGCTGTCGCCCGGCTGGACGAAGTTCTTCATGGGAAGGGTCTCCTGAAGCCGGGATCACAGGCCCGGGTTGTACCAGCCGCCGCGGAAGTCGATGGCGCCGACACCGAAGTCGAAGATCACCGACACCTCGACACCATCCACGCCGGACACCGGACCGGTGGTGACCTGGGGTCCCTCGGCACCGTTCAGGTAGCCGTAGACATAGACCGGTGCTGCGGTGGGATCGGCGAACAGGTACCAGCGGTTGCTCGGGATCAGCGGCTCGACCACCGGCTGCACGAAGCCGGCATAGACGTTGACGTTCGAGATCTGCGTGGCGCCGACGCTGAAGGTCAGCTGCCGCGCCGCCAGTTCGAGGTTCGGCCCGACCAGCAGGCGCATGCTGGAGCCGATGGCGATCGGCAGGCCATCCAGCGTCTTCTGCTTCATCACGCCGGCGCGGCCGGTGGCGAGGTTGGACAGATCGAGCGCGGTGCCGGCGGAGGCCTGGTTGGCGCGCGTTGCAGCGGTGCCGAACACCGCGGCGCTGCCGGTGGCGAGCGTCGGGCCGGAGCCGCTGGCGGTGTTGAGCAGGGCGTAGGCAGTCGCGTTCTCGAAGTCCGCCACGCGCCGGCCGATCATGGCGGCGAAGTCGGTGAAGGCGCCGAGGTCGTCATTGACCAGCATCTGCCGCGTCACCCGGATGCGCCGCGCGAAGGTGCTGAGCGAGACGAGTTCCTGGCTCTCCGACATGGTGCCGGCCTGGATCTCGCCGTTCTCCGACAGCTGCACCAGGTTGGGGAAGTCGCCGACGCGCAGGTGGCGATGCGGCTTGAAGTCGCGGAAGTCACGGCGGAGGAAGATCTGCCGGTAGCTCGGCTGCGCCGGCTGGTAGGCGGCCAGCAGCATCTTGTTGGCCGCGGCCGACAGCAGCAGCGGGAAGTCCGAGGTGGTGTGGAAGGCACGTTCGGCCAGCTTGGCGGTATCGCGCGGGATGTTGCGCTCGCCGCGGGCGCGCATCAGCTCGGCGACCATTTCGCTCGGACGCCAGCCGATGAACTCGGCATGCCGGCCGCCGGCGGGTGCCTGGTAGCCGGGCATGACGCGCACCGCAATCGCTTCGGCCATGGCGTCGCGGATGACGTCGGCGCTCTCGCGCGCCGGCGTGGCGGCGGGCGATGCCGGCAGCGCGGGCGCACGCGCACCCTGCACCATGGCGTCCCACAGTGCGCTGCGCAGCACCTCCGGCGTCCAGCCATCGGCGATCGCACGTTGGTGCAGCGCATCGACGGTGGTGGCGGCGACGAGGCCGCGCGCGCCCTGCGCGACAGGGCCGAGGGCGGCGATGCGGTCCCGTTCGGCGCGCACTGCGTCGGCGGTGGCGTCGCAGGGCGACGGCGTCGCCGCTGCCGGTGGCGGTGCCGCAGCGCGCGTGGAGTCAGTGGCAGGCATGGCGGGCGGGGTCTCCTGGACGGGCGGGCTGGTCGCAGCGGGCGGCGCTGCCTCGGCGGCCGGGGCGGCCGGCGTCGTGTCGGGCATTGGGGATTCCTCTGGGATGGTCAGGGCAGGTTCGATGGCGGTGGCGGGAGGGCCCTGATTCCCATCGCCACGCACAGCCGCCGCCGGGTCCACCGGGACCGGCACGACCGAAATCTCGTAGGGTTCCCAATCGACGGCGCGGTGCACCGTGCCGTCGCGCGGATCGGTAACCTGCTCGTAGCGGTGCACGCGATAGCCGACCGACACGCTGCGCAACGTGCCATCGGCGATGCGTTGCCACAGCGGCTCGACATCGTCGGCGGCCGAGAATTGCAGCGTCGCCGTGCCGCGTCCGTCCTGCAGTCCGGCCGCCAACACGCGGCCGACCACGTCACGCGCATCGCCGCGGCGGTGGCTGTTCAGCACCGGCGCCCGACCGCTCTGCAGCCCGTCCATGCGGACTGCACCCGGCGACATGTCGAGCTCCTCGGTGATCATGCCGAGCGGGGCGACAAAATTGCGGGCACGCGCGCCGGTGGACCACACCACCTCTACGGTGCGCGCGGCACGGTCCACGGTGGCCGGTGCGGCGAGCGCGCGCGCAGCCACCAGCGGCGCCGGCTCGGCGCTCGCTTCGGTCATCTCGGTCATGCGGATCAGTCCTGGGTCTGTGGATCGCGGGCCGGCGCAGCCGCGCCGGTGGCGGCAATCTCGACCGCGGCCAGCTGCGCCGCGTCCTGCGCAACGCCGGTCTTGGCGACGCGCCGCGGATCGGTATCGAGCGCCACACCCGCATCGTCCACCGCGGCGTTGGCATCGCGGATCATCTCGACAGCCTGGCGGAAATCGTAGCCGAACGACGCCACCGCCTCGGGCAGCGGCACGAAGCCGGCCCGCACCTGCGCCACCAGTGCGGCGGTGTCCTTCAGCGGGTCAATCATCTCGTGCGCCGGCGACACGTGCGACACACCCTCCGGCATCTCCGTGCCCCACAGCCCGAGCAGCGCGCCCTGGGCGTGGAAGCGCTCGGCGATCGGCCGCACCAGCATCGGGATCAGCATGCCGTACTGGACTTGTTCGCACAGCCGGCGGAACTCGATCTTGCCCGCCCGCAGGCTGGAGTAGTTGGCCGCCGTCAGGTCGCCGGACACCTGGTCGTAGGTCAACCCGGTGCCGACCGCGGCGGCTTCCAGCGCCCGGCGCGCGAAGGCGGTGTGGCTGCCACCGCCGGACGGGTTGACCACCTCCACGGCGCCGGTGCCGCGGCGATACAGGATCATGCCAGGCTCGAAGGATTCCACCGCACGGCCCTGCGCATCACGTAGCAGGCCGGATGCTGCACCAGTGAGTGCCTCATCGGAATCATCGGTCACCACCGCCGCCAGGCACGCCTCGATCTTGGCCTTCATCAGCAGCGCCGCCTCGTAGTCACCGAGGTCGCGCAGCCGCAGCAGCGCCGGCGCCAGCCAGGACACATCGCGCAACTGTCCGGGCCGGCGCTTGCGGTAGACGTGCAGCACGTCGCGCGCTGGCACCTGTTCGCTCGTGCGCCATCCCTGCGGCATCATCCAGGCCGCGCCGGGATGCTGTCGGAACAGCCAGTAGGCGATGGGGGCGCCGGCGTCATCGAGCGCAATGCCCTGCATCGTCGGCACGCCATCAACGGACCCGAAGCGGGACGCATCGAGGTAGTCGCTCTCCAGCACCTGCAACCGCAGGCCGACCGGGTTGGCGAGCGTCGGCTCGGCCGGCAACAGGCGCACCAGGCACTCGCCGCTCTCGACCACGCCGCGCATGACCAGCGCCTGCAAGCCGTAGAGGTCCAGCCGGTTCTCTGCGTCGCAGGCGGTGCTCTCCGCCCAGCGCCGCCAGGCATCGGCGTGCATCTTGTCCGGCCAGCGCGTGGTGATGCCGGCGCCGACCGCATTGCCGGCCCACAGATCGACGACCCGGGAGGCGTAGGGGTCGTTGCGCACGGCGTCTCGGGCGCGCCGTGCGATCGTCGCCGCCGCACCGGCCACTTCCGTGTTGGCGCTCCCGCCGGACGGTGCCCAGACCGAGGCACGCGTGTCCTGCGCCGCCGCGTAGCCGCGCAGCGCGTGCCATGCCTTGCGGAACCGGGCGATCATGTGGTCGTTCCTCGGCCGAAGCTGGCCAGCGTGGTGCCGGGCCGGCGCGCTGTGCTGTTCTCCGAGGCATAGCCGGCGGCGAGTGCCCGGCGGATGTCGTCGAGCGCCCGGTATTCCACCGTCCGCCCCTCGAAAGTCACCCGCGTGGTGCCGGTGGTGAACGCCTCGGCCAGGCCGCGCCAGCGATTGCCGGCGGGCTGCGCCAGTGCCCAGGCCAGGATGGTGGGGTCCATGCTTTCTCCTTCAGCGCAGCCAGCCGGAGCGCGACCCCAGCCAGGACCGCGGGCGGATGTCGGTCGTTGCCGCAGTCGATGGCGGCGCCGACGTCGTGGGCGTCATCGGTTCTGGCATCGCCGCCGGCGGCAGCGACACCGCGTCGGCCAGCCGTTGCCAGCGACCTTCGCCCCAGCCATCCATGCCGAGCGCCGCCGCGGCCGCGCGGGCATAGACCCGGCAGTCCAGTGCCTCGTTGCGCTCGCGCGTCTTGACCCATTCCAGCTTGCGGAAGCCGTTGCGCGTGCTCCGCGCCACCAGCGCCTCGGCGGTCAGCTGCCGGCAGAACTCTTCGCCCGCGGCGTGCACGGGCAGGTGGATGTAGCCGGGTGGCCAGGGATCGCCGCTCTCGTCGGTCGGCCGATCGAGCTTCAGCCAGCCATAGGTCTCGCCCTTGAGGAACGACGAGCCGACCGGCCAGACCTTCAGCCCGCCCAGCTTGCGCCCGCCGCGCCGCACCTCCGTTGCCGCCGGTTGCCCGACCGCGGCGCGCAGGTGGTCCTGGCCCTTCACCGCGATCACCCGCACTGCGCCGGCGCGCCGCACGAAGCTGTAGACCTCGGCCGTGGTCATGCCGTCGCCGCTGTCGATCGCCGCCATCGCCACGCCGATGCTGTGTCCGCTGGCGTGCCGCCAGGTCTCGCCGAGCAGGCCGCGCAGTTCGTCCCACACCGCGGCCTCGAACGGATTGCCGGCCAGCACGCGATGCTCGACCAACCAGGACTGCCGGTCCGCGCCCCAGGCCCAGAGGCTGGCTTCCAGCCGATCGCGCTGCACATCGACGCCGGCGGTGAGCATCAGCCCACCGAGCGGCACCGTGCCGGGCGGCCAGTCCTCACGCCGGTCGTAGAGTCGCTGCCAGTCCGGCGCTTCGCCACTCTCCTGCCAGGTCTCGCCCAGCACCGTGTTGCGGAACGTCTTGATGGCGCGGTCGTCGCCCTGCGCCGCTTCCCACTCGCGCGCCACCTGCTCCCAGGAGAACCAGCCCACCGGCGAATAGAGCGCCGAGATGTGGAAGCCGATCGCATGCGGGTCCTGCGCCACCGCGGTCGCCCGCCACTCGCCGGCCGCCAGCATGGCCGTCTTGTGTGGCTCGTCGATCGGCTTGTCGCAGGCTTCGCAGTGATAGCGGACGCTGCGCGGCTGACCGTTCTCCCAGATCAGCCGTTCGAAGCGCAGCACCTGCATGTGCTGGCAGTGCGGGCATGGCACGAAGAACCGACGCTGGTCGGTGGCCGCGTATTCGCGCTCGATCCGCGACAGCCCCGAGATCGTCGGCGTCGACACCAGGAACACCTTGCGGCGCCAGCCGAAGGTGCGGGCGCGGGCCTCTGCCAGCGCCACCGGATCACCTTCGCCCTCCACGTCACCGGGATAGGCGTCCACCTCGTCGAGGAACAGGAACCGCGCCGGCATCGAGCGCAAACCCACGGCGCTGTTGGCGCCGGTCAGCACCAGGATGCCGCCCGGGAACTCCTTCGACAGCATCGTGTTGCCAGCATCGCGCGCCCGCGCCGGTGCCACCCGTTCGCGCAGGGCCGGCGTCTCCTCCAGCAGCGGGTCGATGCGCTGCCGGCTGAAGCGCTTCGCCAGTTCCACTGTTGGCTGCACTGCCAGGATCGGCGCCGGCACGTGGTGGACGATGTAGCCCAACCAGCAATTGCCTGCCTCGCTACCTCCGGTCTGCGCCCCCTTCATGAGCACGACCCGCCGGGCCGGATGCACCGCCGACAGCGCGTCCATGATCTCGCGCAGATACGGCGCCCGCGAGGTGCGCCACGGCCCCGGTTCCGACGATGCCCGCGTGCTGAGCACGCGGTGCTGCTCGGCCCAGGCGCTGACGGTGAGTGCCGGCGGCGGCCGCAGCATTCGGCCCATCCGGCGGCGTACATGTTCAGCGGTCCGCGGCGCGATCTCCAAGGTCTGGCGGGTCGAAGCGATCGGCCGCCTCCATCAGCAGGTCGGCGACGTGCTGTTGCAGCACGGTCTGCACGAGATGTGGATCAGCCCCGAGCGCCGCCGCAATCAGGCCGGCGACCCGGGCGGGCCAGTTCAGCAACGCGTCGCGCATGGCGCCGGCGATCTCGTCGATCGCGCTGTTGGCAGCGTGAACGTCGAGCAGCCGGCCCTTCTCCTCGTCCAGCGCCAGCCGCTGCGATTCCACTTGCAGCGCCAGCTGGGCGATCTTCAGCCTTCCATACGGCGTTCCTTCCGCCGCCGCACCATGCGCGGCGAGCGGCGAGCGAACCGGGTCGGCCGTCTCCACCATGCGGCGCCGGGTTTTTTCCACGTCCCACTGCCCGTCAGGCTCGCGGGCAATGCGCTGCTTCTGCTCGGCTTTGCGCAGCGCCGCCTCAGTGACGCCGATGCGCCGGGCCAGTTCGCGGGTCGATGCGGTCAGTTCCGGCATGGGCGGCGACCTCCCGCCGCACGGTCATGGCACGCAGAATGATGCGATTTCAGCGCTCTATCCGCTTGGCTGCGGCGAACCGCAGCGCGAATGGTCCATCACGCAAGGACGCACAGGAGGCCACCATGACCAAGCGCGAAGCCAACCAGCAGCAGAGCCTGAACCTCTTCCTGGCCCGCAAAGCCGAGTTCGACCGGATGGTCGCCGAACTTCAGCAGATGAGCAGCGACCATTTCGGCGCCGACCCCGAGGGGGTCCTCTGGTGCGAGGCAGCAACTCTTGGCGACTGGAACACGATGCTCCGCGAGATCACCGACGCCTACTTCCGCCGGGGCGAATTCGCCGCCTGACGCGACGCTTTCCGCGCACTGCCCCGCCCGGGTGCGCCCGGCGGGGCTTGGGGTGGTAGCAGGCGCCCGATGGTCGGGAGCCGCTCACGGAGTCCCGAAGATGACCGATACCGCCCCGAAGCTTTCCGACACTGCTCGCATCGTCCTGACCCGCGCCGCCGAGCACCCCGAGCGCCTCGTCTCCTTCCACAAGAAGCTGCCCGCCGGCGCCCGGCACAAGGTCGCCGAGAGCCTGCTGAAGCAGGGACTGCTCGAAGAGACCGCCGGCGCCTACCGCGACGCCCCGGTCACCGAACAGGACGATGGCATGCTGCTGACCACCCTGCGCACCACCGACGCCGGCTTCCACGCCATCGGCGCCGAGCCGCCCACGGCGCCACACGCGGCTTCCGCCGACGCGGTCGCACAGGAAGCTGCCGCGGTCGCCGACGCCCTCGACGCCGCGCCCACGGCGCCCGCCGGGGCCAACGGGCGCGACACCTTGCGCCAGGCCGCACAGGCACTGCTCGACGCCTGGCGCGGCATCGCCAGCCTGGACGCGGTTGCGATC